TTATGCGTTTGCATATTTAAATCTTGCATTGAAATCAGCTATATTTATTCGTATTGAACCGGTGTAGTGTTCTCTATTTACTTTTTCATTCTCATGCCCTATAAACTGTAGAACATAATCACTTGGGTATCCCATTTGTTTTAACATTGTGTTGCAACTTCTTCTTAAATCATGTAATGTTCCAGGCTCTAAATTTATGGAGGAAGTAAGCTTTTTCATATGATCAGAAATGGAATCAGGATTTTTATATCTTTTCCCATATTGAGTTAAAAAAACATACTCACTTAATCCAGTTCTTTTTCTTTGCGCCAGTAAAGCTTCTTTTGCCGGTGGTAACATATCTATAACTCTTGTCTTTCCATTTTTTGGCGTAGAAATCAAATAATCTAGAACAGACTCAGAGATTTTAATTTTGTTTTTTTCAAAATCTACATTCTCCCACCTAAGAGCAATAAGCTCACCTCCACGCATTCCACCAAATGCAGCAAATTGATACAAATTTTTATGCGCACCTTTTGCATTATTAATGATTGTCATTAACTGAGACGCACTGTAATATACTGGCGTTCGTTTCTCTTCTAATGCTGTCTTTTTACCATCTTTGGCTCGTTTAGGAGAATCAAGTTTCGACAATGGATTTTTTGATATAATCCCATCTTCCATCGCAAAGTCAAGAACTGTGTATAATATGGAGCGGTAATCTGTTACAGTTTTTGGTGCTAATTCTTCCAACTGCTCTGATTGCCATTGCGCACATTTTAGACGTGTAATATTTTTCAAATCAAATTCTCCGAAAAAATCACATAAAACATAAAACTTTCTAACAGCCGTTTGTTGTGATTTTGCAGTTCGACGTTTTCTAGTTGCATCAAGCACTTCAATTCCGTACTCTTTAAATGTCAATGTGCTGTCTGACTTAATTTTGAATTTTATTTCATAGATTTTTTTGTACTCATCTTCAAAATTCTTTTCATACCAATTTTTCAAACGAGCATCATATTTTTTACCTGTTGATAGCCGTTTTCTACTTCCGTACATGTCGCTATCTAATGCTAAATAGCCTTGTTTGTTCTTATATACTCGACTCATATTAAGACCTTTAATATAAAAGCCGACTATTGACGGCAATATTTTAGCACACTACGCGGTGCGTCTCTTTAAAAGATGAAGTGATGACCTTTTAACATACCAATTTTTACCGCGTTTTTCAAATTCATCAGGAGGTAAATTGTTATAGCACCACTTACGAAGACCATCAAGAGTTTGATAGCCACATTCTAGTGCATACTCACGAGATAGCGGAGTCCATTCAGGTAAAGCACGGTGTATAGCGAGTAGTTCATCTAACTTTACATTAATGGAATCTAGTATACTCATGAGACATCCTTTATTTATGATATTTTAAAATTTAACTAATATTTCCAGTAATACCTAGTTCTGTAGTTTTTAATACTCACAATCAACCATAAACTCATATTCGCAATGGTGACAATAAACTTCTATATTTGAAGAGTTAATTGTATTTTTCAATGTAGCTTTTAACTTCTGGATAGCGGTTTTCAAAACTATTTAAGAAGTTTTGCATGTTGTTTTCACGCTTAGTTAGAACTTTTTTGAAATTTGAAATGTCTCTTTTTTGCTCTATCATCTGGAACACAAGCTCTAAAAAAGTGTTATGTTCAACTGGTGAGAGGTAAGACATTGGGTGTTTTTTTGGTTTTTCTTCGATTTGTTTTGGTTTAGATTCCAATTGCTTTTGTAGATTTGCGATTGTGGTGTTTTGGGTCATTACAAGATGATTTTTATCTTCAATGATTCTCTCAAGCTCTGCTTTAACTTCAGGCTTAATTGCGTAGCCTTTATTAAAATAATCGTGTAGAACTTTGAAAGCTTCGTTTTTGTATTCGATTAGTTTTTTTCGAACTTCTGGCTTTACTTTATGAGAACTTATAGAAAACAACCATCCATTTAATTTATCCAAAGGAATACAAAGAGTATCTCTATTACCTTGTGATGTTTGTATGTTTATTACTTTGGTTTGATATGCTTCTTCTGATTTAACTTTAGAAACTTGACTAGCTCTATCTATGCCTAAGTTCTCACAAATTTTTCTAATTGAAACATATTCAATATTCTCATATAGTATTGTTTCTATAGTGTCTTTTTTAAAATCTACACTTACTAACTTCATTACTTGCCCTTTTAGTTGAAATTTTAAACTATTAAGGAAAGTATAGTGTATTTATGAAGCCTTTGTCAAGGTGATTAGTGTAGATATTAGTACATTTGAAGATTATAGGTGTTAAATTAACACCTATTTATTTTAATCAGTGGGTTATCCCACCCTTTAAGAAGTCCTGCATATTGGCTCTAAAGTCTTCAACAGTTTTTAGTTCAGCTTTTAGTTCATTGTTTTCTAATAATAACTTTATAGCAACTTCTACTTGTTGACTTATCTTATCAGTTGATGCAGAGCGTTTGATTGTATCTTCACTTACTCCAATCGCATCACCAAGCTGTTTATAAGTAAACCCTAGTTCTTTACAAGTTTTTTTTACGATATTGTTACAAGTTTGTTTAATATCATCACTGTAAATTGGAAAATAACCTTTTTTAAACAAATCTCTACCATCAGAAATAGCATAATTAAAAAACCATTCAGACACAATATCGCTGTTCTTTATTAAATCATTTTCATTTACATGTTTAAGCCAATATTCAAAGTCTAAAAACGCTTTTTGCTGGCTTATAGTGATACCCATATCTTCTTGTTTTAGAATCTCATCTAGTATATGATAAAAACGACAATAATGTTTGTACCAATAGTTATAATATTCATTATTCACTATTTTTCCTTTTTAGTATAATTCTAAGCCTCTCTTTGTGAAAGGAGATTTATTTGTCAAATGTAACCGTTAATGTCTACAATCACTCAGCTTCTTTATATGGAAACGTTTAATGTGCAGTTAGACGCAATTCCAAGAGCTGGAGAAATTATTATCATTGGTAAAAAGCTTGATAATACTCGTGAATTCATCGTGCTTGACGTTAAGCACATTATTTTAAGCAATAGAGTTGACATCACGTGTGAGTCATTTTATTCTCAGACTGGTGAGGCTCGTTCTTTTTTCCTAACAAAATAAGGGTGGCTAAACGATTGTGACGATGTTGAGTCATAATCGGATCTAGTTGTTTGTCTAACTTGGTTAGTGTAGTGTAAATTTCATTATCTGTATTGAGTAAGACTTTATCAAACTTAAATAACATCATTTTAACATCACTATGAAGAGAGGCTAATCCATTTAGTGTTGCTAACATCCTATCTCCATGTTCTTCTGAGTTGATTCCAAGTCTTTTGACTATGTTTTCATTGTCTTTCATTATAAATCCTTTTATGAGTTAAATTTCATAGTACTTACTATTAAGTTTTGATTTATTATAAATTTATTGTAATTTTAGCTAAATATAATATAGTATTAATGAAGTTGTAAATTATGGTTTTGGTTCTGTTTGGTATTTTCTTTCACGATCCATTGTAGAGGTACAAATTTGCATTACACGAACACCACCTAATACGAATGAAAAACCAATTAGAATTATATATATACCTGTCATTTTTTACTTCTAAATTTACGTATACCTACAATAGACCTCACTCGTTCATACTCATCTAATGATTTATTAAATTCATTAATTTTTTTAATTAAGTCTATATGTTCTACTATAGGAATATTTAGTGCAAATTTAGTATTTAAAAAAGTATTAATAAGCATTGGAGACAATCTACACGTACTGTTAATTTGTTCTCTTAATAAATTCAATGCTTCAATTGATGTTTCTAATGCTGATTTACCAATAGGCATAATAGAACAATTAGGCGTCAGCTCACCAATTAGCATATTTTCATGTGAGTTATCTAAAAAACCACTTTCAACCTCCTTATCGCCCCAAGGCTTCCACTGTCTATGTCTTAAATCTTCACAATCACAATTTAAACCAGTTTCAAAAATCTTTCCGCATGTAAGGCATTTAATCATTTCTCAACCCTCTCAAATTCATAAACAAACACGTATGGATTATCTTCCCATTTGTAACCATCTTTACTGGTCGAGTTCCAAAGGTCTATCCACCAATGCCTAAAATTTTCACCACCTTTTTCATAATAATCAATCGGAAAACCCTCTGCATAAACATCATCATGTGAGATGTCCTGCAACCGTTCAACCCTAACGTCAGTAACTTTTAGAAAAATACGAGCCATTTCTTTGATACAACCGTTCGGGATGCCTTGACATTTGGTTAACCACTTGGGAAAATCACCATTATCGCTTATAAACCTTTCTGGAACTGCAAGCCCCCACATAAATTCTTTATCTGCTAAGTATTGTGCATCAAAAGTTAAGTAGTTATTTTCAACCACTCTTGAAGGCTCTCTAACCCAAAGAGTATCATCAACTTCATACTTAGCTTTTATCTCTGCGCCATGTCTATCTTCAAGTCCACTAGGAGTAAAAGGACTTGCTCTAACTGTTTTAGATTTAATAACTCTGCGTGTCTGCGTTTTACGTCCATCTAAAATAGCTCTCACCATTTCAGTATTAAATAGTATTGGTTTAATGCTCATTTCTCATCCAAATACATAAACGCTTTAAGCTCTTCAATCGATTTTGGTTCTCGTTTGTATAGCAACATAAATTCATCACATTTTTTGTGTGCGAGTTCTTGTTCATATGCTTCAAGCTTATTCATTGTATTTACTTCGCTAAAAGCAGTAGCTTGATTTATAATAATCCATTCGCCATACTCACTATGCAAGAACTCGATTAGCTCTTCTTTTGATGGATTACGTCCAGTTAATTTTTTATATAAAACTGTTTTTTCAAAAGCATTCTCTTTTTGGTACTCTTCAAAAGTTTTCAATTTTAGCCTTTAAAAGTTTTCTGGGTTAGTTATAAACTCTATGTAGTCAATAGCTTTATCGTATGTGTGGCAGAGCTGTACAATTACTTCTTCGCCTACTTTTTCAAACTCATAGACAAACCAAAAGCCATTTTTAGATTTTGAAATTTTGTAGCTTTTAGGTTCTACAACTTTATCGCTCATTTTTTGCGTTCTCCGTTTTATTGCCGATGCAAGACGTCTCTCTTGTATCTTTACTTTTTGCTTGCGTTGCAGCTTCCATTGTTTCAAACGTCTCTTCTATCTCTTCGCCGTTTTCACCTTTTGCTAGGTAGTACCATACGATTCCGTCCATTGTTTATCCTTAATTGTATTTTTCAATGTAGCTTTTAACTTCTGGATAGCGGTTTTCAAAACTATTTAGAAAGTTTTGCATGTTGTTTTCACGTTGAGTTAATGTTTTTTTGAATTTAGCAATGTCTCTTTTTTGTTCTATCATCTGGAACACAAGCTCTAAAAAAGTGTTATGTTCAACTGGTGAAAGGTAAGACATTGGGTGTTTTTTTGGCTTCGCTTCAATCTGTTTTGGTTTAGATTCCAACTGCTTTTGGAGCATTGCTATTGTTGTGTTTTGGGTTAGGACTAGTTTTTTATAGTCGGTGTCTTGAGCGTGAAGTTCTTGCTTCATTTTAAAGAATTCTTCAATCAATTTAATTTTAAACTCTATAACTTCTTCACTATTCTTTAAGAATGTTATAAAGAGATATGATTGTTGTTCATTTAAATAGTATTGCTTTAGAGGTCGTCCACTTGTTTTTATAGTCTCAAATTCAAGATTCCCAAATTTTTCAAGTTGTTGCTTATGTGTTCTCATTAATCTTTGTAAAGATGGAACGTCGTTAGCAGATATTTCTGCAACTTTTTGAAGTGTTGTAACTAATTCACCGTTATGTTTTTCTACTAAAGCTGTCATAATGCTCTCCAATAAATGTATTATATGAGAGCAATTGTATATTAAAAATGTAATATTGTCAAGTGCTTATACACTTATCGTATAGTTTTAGTACTTATCGGATTTAATATCCGTAAAGTCAATCTTTATGAATTGGTGCTTTTACATCATTTACTATTAAGTTCATAATATATTGAGTTAGTGGTATGCCAACTTCATCGGCTCTACTTTCAAGCTTTTCTTTTAATTGGTCGCTTAAAGTCAGTTGTACTTTATTTACACCCGTTTTCTTCTCTTCCGCCATCATAAAATCCTTTTGTGCTATAATTCTTATGTGAAGATAACTTGTTTAGTCTAATGGGTTGGTGAGGTCTGCTGGGTAGCTCCTAGTAGACCTTTTTTTATGCCAACCCTAAGACTAAACAAGGGAGGTTTTATGCAAAAGCTTATCTTCACAATCGTACTTATCTGCATTTTTGCACTTAAGTTACATTAGCTTAAGCAAGGGTTTTCCCTTGCCTCCCTTTAACTTCAAAATAATATCTAAAATATCATCGTACTGTATCACCATATCTAGTGCTATTAGATTTTACAAATCTAACAGTGTATATTTTTTCTCTATTTACAGCTTCAAATAAAGAGATTTTTCGCTTAACAGGTGTTAGTTTTCTTCTAAAATGTGCGTTTGGTTTTCCTAGTTTTGGATGCAATAGTTATCCTTTATATATAGATTTATATTTTTACACTCACGCAACCGCCGTGAAAATGAGAAGTTTTCTTTTTAAGGGAGTAAAAGCAATAAGGGGATTGCTTCGGCGGTTGGGTGAATGTAATGTTTTACACTCAGTCCTAAGACTGAAATGCACTAACATCTTCAATTTCTGCAAGAATACTTGCTGTAAGTTCTCTAACTGTTTCATCATAAAGTTGGTCAATGTTGTAACAGGCAAGTTCTGCACTAAATGCACCATCATCTGCGTTTAAAAACAGCTCTACTTCGAATGGCGTTTCAAGTTCCATATCATTTTTGAAAATTGGAAATTTAAAAGTAATTTTACGTGGTATTACAAAATCTTTTTTACCAGTTGTAACTTCTGCATTAACTGAAAACTGTTGTGATGTATTTCTCACAATGCTATCAATCTGCTTTACACTTCGTAAGTTTTCAGCCATATCGATAATGTCCATATCGTCTGACTTTCTACCATCAAGAGCAACTATGTATGGTTCTAGGCGTTTGAGTAGTCTAATGAAGTCTTTTTGCCCTATTGGTGAACCTAGTGCATAATTAAAATATTTGTAATCTAAATTTTGTTCTAAATCCATTGAACAAATGGAATCACCATAATCTGCTTTATTTTTTAGTGAGTAGTTAAAAACAGCATTAATACGTTGGTCTGTATAAAACAGTTTTGTTTGTTCTGTTTTATACTCATTTGTAAAAGCAATGAAATCATTTTTATTTACAATGCCTTGGCTTAGTACATGGCGTGAAATTGGCGGTTTATAGTGAGTGTCCATGTTTGCTCTATAGTCATTATGTACAACTACACCACCATCTATCTTTTCACTTGGTTTTTGAAAACGCTTTAAAAAATCATTTAGCATTTAATCTCCTTATTTTGAAAATGGCAGTACGCCTTGGTCTGATCTATTTCGTGTTGGCAAATAATGCTGAGTTACGAAAAAGCCTGTCTTAATAACTGGTTTAGGTGTTTTTGTCGCAACAACTGCTGACATAACGACCTGATCTTCTGCCATTTTTCCAATTGAAAATTTTATGGACAGTGTTGATTTTTTATTTTCAATCATTGTTGCTTTGATACATTCACTTAAACCATCTGCTGCATGACTAGCAACTGTTCCACCATCTAATGAACGTAGTGCATTAATAAATTGGTCAATACTTGGTTCACTTACTTCTAACGACATAGAGTCTCCTTATCTGAGTTTTACACTCAATCAACCACCTGAGAGTGAAATGTAACCTTAGTGTTGGATTTTTAGTTGTTTAAGGCGGTTGAGTGAATGTAAATGTTCATACCTTATATTTATTTATCGCACGTTAGGTATATACGTGCGCTCATTAAAACTGCTTTATTTTACTTAGCTACAGTCAGGGCATCTTCAACAAGATAGATATTCATCATCACTCAGTCACGGACTCTCCCGCGGGGTCTTAGGGTATCAGCCACAAACAAATCATTCTCAAACTTTGAGAGCTTCGTTTTGTTTGCATGATAGAAGTGTAACAAGAATACACTTATAGAATTCTTAAAATAATGTATTTTAAATACACTTAGTGTAAAACTATGATTTTTCTTTTTAAAAGATTAATAGGAATATGTATATATATTAAAGTAAGACAGCAGTTAGATAAAATTATTATAAACTAATAAGAAGTATATTTGTTTGTAGAAAAAGGGGTCTTCGTATTGTTATTGATTATGGAACTTTTATTGGGAGTGTTAAGTTGAGGGCGGTGCTTAAGTGATTACCATGACCTGCAATCATCTATAACTTTCGATAAAAGACCGTATGTATTTAATGCTTTATAAATAGCACCGTTAGAGACATTAAACATTCTTCTTAATTCTGACATATAGACACTTCTATTGGCCCCTAATAAAAAAATTTCAATTTCATTTTTAGGCATTAGTAGTTCGGCAGCAAACCTTTCAGCTTCCATTTCTAACTTAAAATCTTTATAGCTACTTGATGTTGCACCTCTAGCGACCATTCGTAAATCATCGCCCTTATCCATGAAAGATGCTTTGTTTGATGGAAAATGCAAAAAGATATGACCTAGTTCATGCCCTATGGTAAATCTATCTTTAACATCTCCATACTGTCCTTTTCTATATTTAATAGTATAAGTATTTACGTCAGATATTGCTAACCCATCATATTCTAACTGATTGTCTTGTTCAATATTTACATTAAAAAAATTACATATTTTATTTACATTTATAGGCTTTTCTATACCATCTGGATAAATAATATCTAATATATAGTCAGGGGAGACAGTTTGTATGTTTTTGTGAATTAAATTAGTCTCTTGTTCAACAGTATCAAATCTTTCAAAAGTATCTTCTATATCATTTACTGTGAAATTTCTGTCTTTAAATTCCATAGTAAAACTCTTATCTAGTATAGACAGTACTATCTCCTTATAGCTATCAATTAAACAAAATTTAGTAAAAAATAACTCATTCTTTCTTGTGATAATACCATCAAAAGCAAGTCTTTTTTTATTTTTATTTGTATATATAAGAAGTCTTTTCATGCTACATCTTTGTATAGATTTAATATATAGTAGTTGCTTGTTTTAAGAAAATCAGGAAATTTATATTTTTGAATATCTTCTTTTAAATTACTAATTGTAACTGTCATTGTATCATTTTCTATGTCATTAATGTTATATTCAATATCATATTCATCAATCCAGTTAATTAAAGTAGCTATAAAAGTGCTTCTTTCTATTGACTTTTTAAATTCAAAACCAAGGTAAAGCCAAAGCGTGACAACGTCTAATAGAGGTTTTAAAGTAATTTCATTGAAAGCACTAAATCTTAGTATTCTTATACAATTTTCATGTATTAACTGAAGAATTCCATCATGTTTGAATTCCTCATCAAATCCTATATATGCAAGATGTGCGACAAGTCCGCTTAGAATCCATTCAGTTTCTTTACCATCAATAGTTATTTGATTATCATCTTTTAATATCTTTAATAATAATCTTTGTCCATCAGGATGATGCTCATCTTTGTTGACAAGCTCACATGCGAAAGAATCAAAATCATAAATGTTTAATATGTGATGATGATTTATATTAATACCCTCCGTTTTTATTTCTCAACCACAGCACCATAACTAACTACGTGCTTGTACAATTTACCGATGATTTCTAACTCAATACTATCTTTAACTGTATTTTTAACTGCATAAGTAGGGTTATCGCTGATAATGTCAATTCCTTTAGTTCCTTGAAACTCTAAGCGTTTCACTTGAATAGAGCCATCACGATTAATTAGATAGATTCCATCAATATACTCAATACTTCTGCCAAACAACATGTCAAATATAAGCCACTCATCAGGTTTTATTGTTGGAGACATACTATCGCTTGCAACTTGGATGATGCGCAAGTTTTTAGGATTTGCACCATTTAGAAATTTTGGAGCAAATGCAATTGTTTCTGATTCATCTATAAAGTCAGGCAATATTCCCTCAGCTCCTGCACCAGCTTTTATATTGCTAATAATAGGAATTGGTATTGCTTCAGTATTATTTGCTTGATGCTGAGTTTTTCTTTCAATGTTTAATAGCTCTGTAAAATCAATATCTAAATATTTTGCTAAAGCTACAACACGTTCTAGTGTAGGATTGGTTGGGTTATCACCTCTGGACCACGACTTTACTGTATCTATTCCAGTTTTTATACCCATATGTAATAAAATTTCAGGAACATCTTTTTGCATTTTACCTTTTGCCTTTAATTTCTCATACATTAAATCTACATTAAAAATACGTGCCATTATTTTCCTTTTCTGTGTATATATTATACACGTTTATTAGTGTATGTAGTTCACACTTTTTAAGAAAGTTTAAAGTGTAAGTGTTATACACTTCGAATATGAACAACAATAAATATAGACAATTTGTCAAAAGTACTTTGGAAAAATCCAAACTCTATGAAACAGATTCAATTAAATCTATTATGAGTGGAAGAATGCTTCCAAGTGCTTCAAAGCAAAGAATACTTAGAAATAAACATCAATTAGATCCAAATATTTGGATTGATTTGCCATGGTTGAATAGTAACAGTTCTACAACTGAAAAACAATTACAAAAGGCTTTATGATGTACTTAGGCAAAAATACAAAAGTAACAAAAGCGGCGAAGAATATAATTAATGAATTCTGCCTTAAAAATCACCAAGACCGTGAAGATGTTGCAACGGCTTTAGGGATTAAAAAAGGAACGCTTGACAATAAGTTGAAACCGTCAATGCCTGATAATTGTTTCACTGTTGAAGAAACATTGAAATTATGTGAGCTGACAAATGACGACTCAATTCTAAAAGCAATGTGTAATGAACGTGGTCTTACAGTCTTTGATCCAATTGAAGCAATGGCAGATGGTGGTGATATAGTAAATGCCTTACTAATGGGTGTTCTTGAAATCAATTATTTAGCTGGTAAGCTTGCTAATGAATCAAAAGTAGCTAGTGAAGATGGTGTTATTGATGGAAAAGAAAAAGATTTAATAAGCAAATTATTAACAGCTCTTGCGACTAATCAACGTAAAATTGAATTGATGCTGGGTAATGATAATGAACAGGTTGAGTAGTCGATTAATAAAGTACTACAAATTAAGCTTTTACAGCAAAAAGAGGGGTTATGAATGAAAAAATAGAGATTGACAAATATTTTTATTACATAGATGGTAAGCCATTACATGATAGTGATGTGCTTTGTCAGAAATTAGCAGATGTTGTAAATAAAACTCAAAAACATTTGACTAATATGACAAAGGATGAACTCTTAAAATATATGAAACCAGCCTTTATTGAGAGTGGTGTTAAGTGGTTGGAGGAGTGATGTAGGTAAAAATATACATATCATCTTGAATTTTATATTTAAGATTATTTTTTTTGAAATATTCATTGAAATATTTGTCTAAGTCGTGACCTTTAAAATTTTTTGCATTACCCATTGTAATGTGTCCTTGTGTGTGATTTTGTTTTGACGAATAGATTATATCACAAGGGCATATTAGAGTGGATAGAGAGTTCAATCTTAGCGGATAGCTCTCTACCCTCTTAAACAAAAGTTGCACTAAGTACAACCCCTAATTGTACCAAAGTGCCTATTAAGAACTTTTATAAGGCTCACTCTTATTCTTTGCCTCCTACGGTTTTAAGAATGAGTCTGCTTTATAAGAGAGTTATGCCGTAGGAGGCACTGCATGAAATTAAAACATAAAATTGCAACTTCATTAAACAAGATACTTATGAGAGTACCTATTGCTTTAGACAAGAAGATTCTTTTTAGACAAAACATTATGAGCTATTTAAAGAATAGTGGCTATATAGGTGATAAATTATGATTGACAAGATCTATAATCTATCAATGGAGCGGACTCTATTATCTACACTTATGAGCTTAGACGAAGATAGCGATTATATGTTTTTGCATTTAAAGTCTGAATATTTCTACTTAGCAGCGCACGAAGATTTATATAATGTAGCAAAAGAGCTATATGAAGAGCAAAAGCCAATTGATGAAGCGTTTATAATAAGTAGATTAAAGAGCAAAAATCGTTATGATGAAGTTGCTTTTATTGAAATAATATCTGCTAATCCAATATCAAATATATCTAATTATATCCAGGAACTTAGAGATTTATCTATTAAGAGGCATATACTAAATCTAGCTACAAATCTAAAATCAAAAATAATTGAAGATGATGCACCAACAGCAGATGTCATTGATAATATTGAAAACTTTTTAACTGAATTAGACATTTCAGATAACATCAAAGAGCCACTGACAATGACTAAAGTTATGGAAGATTATAAGAACAGTCCAACAATACCAAAAATCACAACTGGAATAACTGTTTTTGACAATGCTTTAAATGGTGGGATTGAAAGCTCTCAACTGGTTTTAATTGGCGGTAAAAGTGGGGCTGGCAAAACAATGTTCTTGCAACAAGTTCTTAGAAATGTATCACTTGATTTTAAATCATTGTTTTTTAGTTTTGAAGTGCCTCGTAAAAAGATAGCAAAGCGTTTTGACCGCTATAACCAAGACTGGAAAACAGATAACTTTTTCATAGCAGATACTCGACTGATGGGTACTGATGTTGTAGATGTTGTTCGTAAAATTAAGGAAATGCATCGTAAGCATGGAATTAAGTTTGTTGCTGCAGACAGTGAGATGAAACTTACAAATAAAACATTTAAAGGCACTAATAAAGCAGATTTATTAGGAGATATGCACGCACGCTTAGCAAGAGTCACGCAAGAGCTAGACATCATAATATTTTTGATTACACAACTTAGTAAAGAAGATCAAAAAAACGGCACAATGAGTGGTTATGGGTCTGCTTTAACAGACTACGAAAGTGATATGAAGATATTAATTGATTATCCTGATAAAGAGAGTAATAAACGTATTTTAAAGATAGAGAAGAACCGTCAGGACATCAAAAATTATAAGACAGAGATTTGGTTAGACAAAGAAGTTTTGCAGTTTGTTGATGAATTTGTACCTAATGTTGTTCATGAACAGTACTTAATGTCTGTGGTGTAAATCATGAGACAAAACTATAAAATCTATCCTATTGATTATATTCAAGAATTGAAAAATCAAGGCAAACGTAAAAAGTCTCGTTGTTTTTTAGAGTACTGGGATGACATGGAACAAAGCGAGCATAATTCATTTGGGTTTTACGCTAAGAGCTGGGAGGTATCTAAGAGTACAGCTCATGGATACATTAAAGAATTTAATGATGAGATAGAAAGGTTTTTAGCTCATTGGACAATACGAAACAACCAACACTATAGCTACGTAAAAAATCAAGCCGAACGACAACCGAACGAAACGAACGCTTCAAAAGACCTAAAATCAGGCATTCAAACAAGCCATATAGAACGCTTACCGAACAAAGCTCTTAATATAAATAACAACAAAAGCAACGTCTTCTTAGATAAAAATTTTTTAAGACTTTACAACAGATATAGAGAACTTTATAAATTTGCTGGGGATAGAGATAAAGCATATGAAGAATATTTGACAATAAAAGATTCAATAGATACAAATATCTTTTTAGAGGCAATAATTAAATATCTAACTGATAAAGAGATTGACGGTAAATATTTTAATTTTGCAAACTTCATTAAAGAAGGTGTTTATCTTTCGTATATGCCTAAACGCTTAGAAATCAGAAGAGAAGATGGCGTATTAAAAGGTTTATTTTCTAAAGAAGCTGAAACGTTTATAACTGATGACGGTAAAGAGATGAAATTAACGATTGAACGTTTTAATGAACTTCATTCTAGTGGTAATTTAAAATTTATTGATATTGGGGTGCCTGCATGAATTTAGGTACACTATTTAGCGGAATTGGCGGACCAGAGCAAGGGGCATTAAGAGTTTACGACAATGTAAAAAATGTATTTGCATGTGAGTTTGATAAATACGCAAGACAAAGTTATGAGATTAACTACGACATAGCACAAGAGCATTTCCATGTTGATATAAACGATATAGATGGTAAACAATATTTATTAAGACGAGTTTATAGCACCGATGGAATATGTAGAACTATTACAGCAGTTTCAGGCGGAGGACATGAACCTAAAATACAAGTGAACTCAGAAACAAAAGGTTATGAAGAAGCAACTGTTAACCTAACATTCCCTGAAAGTAAAATAAGACGTGGACGAGTTGGCAAACAAGTAGCGCAGACTTTAGATTGTGCTTGTAATCAAGCGGTGGTTGAGCCTAAAATTGGAGCAATTAGAGGGCGAAATGTTGTAGAACCATACAGAATTAGAAAATTAACTCCAAGAGAGTGTTTACGTCTGCAAGATTTTCCTGACACATTTAAACAAGTTGTTTCAAATAGTCAAATGTACAAACAAGCAGGTAATTCTATGAGTGTAAATATTTTAGAAATGATTTTAAACCAAATAGAGAAAGCAAAGAGTGCAGAATCAACTGGGAGTTTATTTGATTTTATGGAAGATGTAAGCTGATGAAAAACAGCAAGCGGTATGGTGGTAGGGTTCAATTAAACCGGTTGAAAAACGGTGATATTAGCTATTACGCTTGCTATAAATTAGGTAATAAAAAACATCGTACTAGAGTTGGAAAGAAGTCTGAGGGGATTACTGAGAGCAATGTAATAGAGTGCAGAAATACGATACTAAGTGAAGCTAGGCATGGTGTTGACCTAAGTAAAAAAGGTTATAGATATTTAACATTTGATGCTCTTGCTAGTGCTTATTTTGATAGTAGAGAGGCCCACAATAGTAGTAATAGAGCATCTAGGCAGATGTATAAGAATCATATCCAGCCTAGCTTTGGTGACTTAACTATTGCTAGGCTTGATGATAGTTTAGTTAATGAATTACAGGAACTAAAAATATCTGATGGGTTTAAAAAAGGCACGGTTGATATTATTGTTAAACTAATCAGACGCATATCAAACTATGGTGTTAATAGTAAGCTTATTCCTTTTAACCCATTCGTAAATATAAAACTATTTCATAACTATAATTCAAGACAGAGATATTTAACTAATGAAGAGATTAAACAACTACTTGCATTTGTTAGTGATGATATTCAGTTAAATTTATTTGTTAGATTGGCACTTGGTACTGGTGCTAGAAAAACAAGTATCTTAGCTATACGAAAGATGGATATTAACTTTGAAACACAAACAATTATTTTAAATGACTTTAAAAGAGACAATAAATATACAAGTAAATTAAATAAAAAACTATTTGAACTAATAGTCAAGCATAGTAGGAACTTAGCTAATCATCAACACGTAATAAATGAGAATGGCAAACCTATGAGTTCCTCTAAAGTTTATAGAAAACTCTCTCAAATATTTGAATACTTCAATAATGGTTTAGATAAAAAAGATGCAGCAAACCGTGTTGTAATTCATACACTTCGTCATACGTTTGCGAGTCATTTAGCTATTGCTGATGTTTCCATCCAGAAGATACAAAAACTAATGAATCATAAAGATATAAAACAGACAGAAAAGTATGCAAAACTAAGCTCTGATAGTGGCATGGAATACGTTGAAAACCTATATGAAAGTGTATCTTGAAAATGATTTTAGCTAAGGGGGCAAATAGGTGGCAAAAAATGCAAAGTTGTAAGCAATGTGTAATAGCTATGAGAGCCGTTGATAACGAGGTTAAACTCATATTTATTAATATTAAATGGAATGTTACTATAGGGAATAATACAAAGCGGATAGAACCCCTTAATTTAGGGGTTTGGTTATTAATTAGATTAGAGATGAAAGGATACTTAGATGATAAAGATTGAATCTAACTTCAAAGATGTACTTAAAGGCTTAAATGATTTTGAAAAGAAACAATTGCCATTCGCTATAAGCAAAGCCCTAAATGATACAGCTATGGGGACACAAGTAAGTATTTCTAACCATATATTAAATACATTTAATACAGGCTCTAATTGGTTTAAGCCTAATACTAAGTTTGGTGTTAAACGTAAGAACGCTACCAAGAGAAATTCACAAGTAGAGATATACACGGATGCCTACTGGTTAGAGGACTTTGAAGAGGGAGACTTTAGAACTGGAACACAGCTGATACCTACTAAATACTTTACTCAAACATACGGACTAAAGAAGAATAAAGCAATTAAAAAAAAGTTAAAAAACTTAAAGAATACATTCAAAGGAACAATCAAAGGTGATGAATATATCATGCAGAGGGTAAAAGGCAAGCAAGCGGGAAGAACTCATAAGATAAGTAAGAAAACTGGTAAGAAATTAAAAAGTACGAACAAAATACTAAATCGTAGTGCTATTCCATTGTTTATAATCAAACGACAAGGGGTACAAGAGAAAGTAATGCTAATGTTTGAAGATATTACATCTAAGGTATTCGAACGCACATTTGACAAGAATTTTGATAATGCAATGGCTTATGCGATGATAAAGGCAAGATAGTGGTTAAAATAAAACTTAGGTTCTCCTTAAAAAATTTAACCTATGAGGGTAAAGCGAAGCTCGTAAACTCACTATTTATTAGTTTTTGAAAGTAGGTTAAGTAATTGTTTCGACATACATTATGTGCAAAACTTAACCAAGGTTAAGAAAGTGGTTAAGTAAATCAGAAGAAAGGCAAATTTTGACAGAAGTTAGCAAAAGTGAATTAGCAAAGCATTTAGGCGTTAGTCAGGCAATGGTATCGAAGCATGTCAAATCAGGGATACTCGATAAATGTTTTTCTCCAAATGGTAAAAAGTTAATTTTAGAGAAAGCAATACAAGCAATTGCACTCTCAAAAACAAAAGATACTAATCTGTTAGTAAAAAGCACTATTCCAAGAGAAATTAAAAATAATGAATCACTTGATAATGAAGAAACACAAGACGAACTTAAAAAGCTTCTAGAAGATGCACAAAGTCCGTCGCAAAAGGTCCAAATTATAAAAGATTTTTGGATAGGCAAAATAAATAGACAGAAGTTTTTGGAGAATGAGGGTGAGTTAATAACCGTACAAGGTGCAAAGGTTGCTATCGATGCTCTACTATCTCCATTAAATCAATATATGAATGATCAAGGAAACCACTTAAAAAATAATTTTCCTGATTTACCAAATGAGGTAGTGGAATGGATTGATGCTGAAAATAATAGACAAAAAGAGCAGCTAAGGGTAATTAAGTGGGATTAGTACCACAACAATTAGCCATTATCCAATATGGCATAAATATTTTAAAGCCAAAACCTAAGCTAACAGGCTCAGAGTGGGCGGATGAATATTTTTATTTATCTGCTGAATCATCATCTTCACCTGGTAAATGGAAAACAAGACCGTGGCAAAAGGACTTATTAGATGCAATGACCGACCAAAAAACACCAGTATTCGTTTTTATGAAGCCTACCCGTGTGGGTTACACAAAGATGATTAATATTGCTGCCGCTTACTTTATTCATCAACGTCCGTCTGTTCAACTTCACTACCAACCAAACGCTGATGAGGCTAAAGGTTTTGCGGAAGATGAGTTTGAACCAATGATTAGAGATAACAAAGCTATTTCTGATTTAGTTGAAACTCCAAACATGAGAGGTCGCGTTAAAAAAGAGAAAACTATTAAGAAACTTTATCCTGGTGGATACGCTGAATTTCTTGGAGCGGAATCAGATAGAAATTTTAATAGAAGAACTGCAAGAGTAGTTTCAGGTGATGAGCTTGACACTTGGAAAAAAGAAGCTGGAAAAGCTGGTGATACAGTTACAACAATGATGAGGCGTACTTCTGATTTTTGGGATAGAAAAAATATCCTAGGTGGGAAGCCAGTTGGTGGAGAGTTTACGCCTGAAATAGATGAAAACTCAATGGATGGCATATCAATCGTTGACTATTGGTTCAAACGAGGTACACAAGAGTATAGACACTTACCATGTCCTAAATGTAATTTTTATCAAAAGTTTGAATTTGAAAATATGCGCTGGGATAAAGACAAAGATGAAAATGATAAAACAATTATGCACCACCCTGAAACTGCTTATTTTTGTTGTGCTAAATGTAATTTTAAAATTTATGACAAACACAAAAGAGAAATGGATAAAAAAGGCAAATGGGTAGCAGAAAATCCAAAAGCTTTAAAAGAGGGAATTAGATCAGCTCACATATGGGCTTTTTTATCATACTCTCCAAATGTAACATGGGCGGACATAGTAAGAGAATTTCTATCAGCCAAAAATGACAGATTGAAATTAAAAGCTTTTTATAGCGAAGTTCTTGCGCGAACATGGGAGGAGGATTATGAAAAGATTAACATTAGTGATCATGAAGCAAGAAAAGAGCCATACACAGCAGAAGTTCCTGAAGGTGTACTAATTCTAACAGCTGGTGCAGATACGCAAGATGATCGCATAGAGTGTGAAGTTGTAGGTTGGGGGAAAGCTGAGGAAAGTTGGAGCATTTACTATAAAATATTTCATGGGGATACGTCAAAGCCTGAAGTATGGCAAAGATTCGATGAATTTTTATTAAAGAGTTTCACACATGAGAGTGGTTCATTAATGAAAATATATTGCACTGGCTTAGATACACAAGGTCACAGAGCAAAACAAGCATACGCATTCTGTAAGAGTAGATTCTCGCGCAGAATATTTGCTTTTAAAGGTTCAAATGTAGTAGATGCTCCAATCGCTCCACGATTAGCCTCACGAAAGAATAAAGGCAATGTACCTTTGTACCAAATAGGAGTAAATACTGCAAAAAACGTAATACATTCTCACATATTGACTGAAGTTGTAGGAGCTGGGTACATGCACTTTCCAGCAGAGCAAGAGTATTCAGTGGAGTATTTTAAACAATTAACAGCAGAAAAGAGGGGCAAAGATGGACGATGGATAAAAACACGGGCAAGAAATGAAGCATTAGATGTAAGAGTGTATGGGTATTCAGTTTTATTTGTTGCTGGTGTAGATTTAGAACTGTTAGCATTAAGAGGACCACTTTTTATAGTAGTGGAAGCACCTAGAAAAAAGAAACCAAAACCAACTGATTATTTAGAGGAGTTTTAAAAATGGCACTACAAAAAAGATCATACCTGCCAAGAAGCACAATTGACTATACAGCTATACGTGCAATTTATCATTATGCAGAAAGTAGAGAAATAAGTTTTGGAAAAGCAGTAGAGCAAATGCTACTAGGCTCTAAAGATTTTAATGAATCACTTAAAGCTTTAGCTGATGGTTCTGAGTGGTTTAAAAAAGATATTGAAGATTTTAAAGAGTCTTTATAGAGAGCCGAAGCCCTCTATTTTAACTCTTGAATTTCCATGCGTGATGAGATAGAGCATGTATCTAATACTCCTCTAATATTAGCAAGTGCATTTTTCATAATAATGTCGACTTGCTCCTCAACATGATGTTTCTTCTCAGCAATCATTTGTATGATGTCAGCCTTATTCACACAACTATTCTTATGTTCAATCCTTGGAACTTGGCTTAACTGCCTTTGCTGATTCGCAATTGTTGCATTTTGCGCCATAATTATATCTTCTAGCTCTGAATTTGGTTTTTGCTTACCACGCCAATAAGCATTAATGACCGCAAAAGTCTCATTCTGAAATGCTATAATTGTTTCTCTCAAATCTTTTCTAACTTTGTTAGGATTGATTGAGTAGAGAAATGCTGGGAGATGGTCAAGCGCCAACGAACCCATCTCCCTAGTTTTCCCATCTAAGCCAACCATAGGGATAACCCCATAGTTAAATCTACTATCATTTTTCAACTTCTCAAATTGGCTATTCAAATCTAAGCCCATTCCATTAATTAATGGTTTCATAGCTACATAAACCACGCTATTATCATCCATTGCCGTCATTAATTCAGTCCCCACGACTGATATAAATTCCATTCTCATCTTAAATCCTTTTTGATTACACCCCTTAGATGCAACAATGACACTATAATATATTTATATATATTTGTCAATACTAATATATATAGACAAATCCTTTTATTTATTGTAATATACGAATATATACAATAAAGGTAAGTCATGGCTGACAAAATGATAAGCACTAAATTAGATGAAGAATTAGTTGAGAAGCTTGATAAATATAGTAAAGATGAGGGTCGTACTAAAAAATGGGTACTTGAGACCGCATTAAAAGACTTCTTTGTAAAAGTGGAATCAGAAAAGTAATGCTGGAAATATCAACTGAGTTTACAACAAAAAAGAGAAATAGAAGCACTGAACTTATAGCTGCTTTCCCAAATGGGGTTGCGGATGGATGGGTTTTCAAAGTAGTAAAAGCGTTTAAGAGTGCATTAGATATTAAAGAAACAGACAAGGTTGTTGATAAAATTAAGCATAAACAATGGACTCAGGGATGGGTATTTGCCTTTGATATTGGCGATACGTTTAATTATTACGAGGATGGAACTTATAAATATTCAATACAAGTACAGTTTTCCTCCCCAAGTGGGTATGACGAAGTAATAGAAAATGCTGTAGAGGGCTATAGATTTAAAAGTGGTGGTATTCAATTCGCTAAATTTGACATATACGCTTCGAGAAATAACTTTCTAAATGAAGAGAATAGAGCAGTTACGGCAGTAGAATTTGTAAATATTTTAAAGTATGGGCTGAAAAATGAAAAAAATTGAATTTTTAGTGCAAGGCTCAGCTAAAGAGCCTTATAAGGTAGAATTTTTTAAAGAAGACAATAATTTAACTGCTCATTGTTCTTGTCCCGCTGGTATAAAAAAACAATATTGTAAACATAGATTTAGTATTTTAAACGGTGATATTGATGCAATAGTAAGTGACAACGCAAAAGAAGTAGAAGAGGTTTCTCTTTGGCTTGATGGTTCAGATGTAGAGATAGCCATGAAAGAAGTAAGAATACTAGAAGTAGAGGCAGAGAGAATTAAAAAAGAATTATCAAAATCTAAAAAAGCACTTGCAAGTGCTATGTATAATTAAAAAATATGGATAAAGAAGAATTTACTAAAAAAATTAGCACCAAACTAGATGAAGAATTAGTTGAGAAGCTTGATAAATATAGTAAAGATGAGGGTCGTACAAAAAAATGGGTGATTGAAACCGCACTAAAAGACTTCTTTAAGAAAGTTGAAGAAGAAAAGTAATGCAAGAGATAACGTCTTTATTGCCAGCAGTCAGGGCATTGAAAATATTTTATTTATTTATTCGACCGACTAAGTTAGCAAGAAAGTATTTTAAGCCATTCGTTGGTTTTATTAGAGAAAATACACAAGATACTGATAAGTATAGTGATGAAGAATTAATTAACTATGTTTTTAAGAAAGTTTGGGTTGACAGAGACGAGAAAGAGTACACTGAAAATATCTCAAAAATTGAGCCAGATTATATGATTTCTGTTAAAAATACAGCTTATTTACTTGCTAGAGGAAGTGGTAGAGTGCCTATAGCGCAGTTAGTTATAGACAAGATAGAAGAGGATTTCTCTTGAAAAACATGGATAAAGAAGAACTTTCAAAGAAAGTTGAGGCTATTAAGTTACTTAAAGGGATAAAGTGAAATCCATTGAGGAAGTCGGTAAAGGTTTAATAGCTCTTGCAAATTTAACACTTGTTTTAATATTTTTTAAAGAATTTTCTTTAACTCAAAATTGGATAGAATTAGGAACAGGGATTATATTCTCTATACTCTTGTATAGTGTCGGTTACACTCTAATTAAAAAAACTGAAAAGGATTTATTATGACATCAATGTCAATAGTTTTTATAATCGGTTCTGTTATTGGCGTAATTGCTTTAGTTTTATTAAATAAAAAAACAACTACACACCATCATTGAAAAAGGCAAAGAGATGCAAGAAACGAATGTAATAGATAAACTTTTTGACGAGTTAAATGCAGACGCAAAGGAAGATATAGCAACTTTAGCAAAATACCAAGAAGATTTAGAAAAAATTCATCCTAAATTACACGCAGTTTGCACAATGTTGTTATTATCTGCAAGAGCAGTAAAAGAAAAACCCTCTACGACTTCCTAAAAAGCTTCGAAAAAGAAGATATTGAGAAGAGATTAGAACGAGCCGTTGATAATACGATAAAAATATACACTATGCCAAATTCAAATCCCTCTTAGCCAACTCTTGAAAATAAGCACTTCTATTGGAATTAAATTTTAGTTTTGCTTTTTCATCAACCTCTTTAAGTAAAGATGATCCAATCATCACATTTATTCGAACATTGCTATCTTGCTTAACATCGACAATGTAAGTGAGAGCATTTTTAGGTATATTAAATTCTTTCCTAACTTTATTTGTAAAATACGCAAAGTTATTGGCTTTTGGAAATTTCTCATCTTCAAGCCATAACTCTGCAGCTTCTTGAACCATTTCACAAGCTTTTTCAAAACTCTTTCCGTAAGATACGCACCCTTTTAAGTCAGGAACTATTGCATTAAAAGCTGTATTATCTTCCTCATCTTGGTGTATAAAAGCGATATATTTCATTCTTAGTCCTTTAAGAGCTTTATGCCCGTAGATTTTTCTATACTCTTTACAGTTCCAATAGGTACATCTTTTGCACCATGAAAAGGAACTGTAACAATAGCCTCATTATTTGTCATTTTGATATGAGAACCTTTTTGAGACTTTCTGTAAAAACCAGCTTTTTCAAGTTTTTTGATTATCTCTTTAGCGTTCATTATATCTCCTTTTCTATACACATTATACACACTAAGTGCTTAAAGTATTATGACACATCGTGTGTATTACTCTAAAATATAAAGATACAGCTCTCTTCTTAAAATAAGCACCCTAATTATTTTTTAGTACCCATACCACCACAACAATAAATCCGTCAAAATATGCCACTTACTTATATAAAGGCGTGTAGTGGCACAGACTCTTGGTCAAATACTTGATGAAATAGATGTTTCTCTATCTGCTGCACGAAAAGCAATCTCATATAAATCTGCTGACAAAGAAGTCCACCGTTCTTATTTACTAATCCTAAAAGAAAAAAATGAAATTCTCACGAAAATAGCAACACATGGTCGTAATTTTATCGAGGGTCAAACAACAACACCACGAAAGGCTGTAAGTAATGTCTCGTTCTCGTAGTGTACATTCTTTAATCACTAACAAACGTGGTTTTTATGAGGGTGGTAAAAAGACACTTGTAAACCGTGATTTTTGGAATGCAAATAGTCCCTTTGAAGAAACAGCAAGCGCAGACCGTAGCACAATGCGCGCACGTGCTAGATGGTTGCGTGCGAACAATCCAATTATGGCAAACATAGATGATGCTATTGTCAATAACGTAATAGGTCGCGGTATTGAGTTGCAATCAAAAACAGGTAAAAAAAACATTGATGATGCTATTGAAAAAAGATTTAAACAATGGGCTAAAAATTGTGACATTACAGGAAGATTAAATTTTACAGACATCCAAACTCTTGTTTTAGAAAATAGAATGGTAGATGGTGAAATTTTTATATATAAAAAAATAACAGATGAGGGATTAAAGCTTCAACTAATAGAAGCAGATAGCCTTGATGAATCTAAAGGTACAAGTGGGCTAACACTTGACGAATCAGGAAGAGTCACAGAGTACAACTTTAAAACAAAAAATAGCAATATCGTAATTCCAGCAAACAATATTGTGAATTATTTCAAAATAGAGAGACCATCGCAATACAGAGGTGTTACAGAATACAAACAAGCCATCTTAGACATTAAGAATTTTTCAGCGTATCAATCAGCAACAGTTAAAAGTGCAAGAGCTAACGCAGAGATTGCTTACGTTATTGAGTCTGATCGTGATGCGGATGTGTTTGGAACTCAGACTACAATAGACGGAGAAATCCAAGACATTAATGGTTTGATGGTTTATTACCTAAAAGGTGGTGAAAAAATCTCAAAACATACAAATGATGCTGGGAGTGCTGGTTACGGTGAATTTATTACTCATACTGTACGAACAATCTCGGTTGCAAGAAAAATCTCTTATGAATTAGCTTTTAGGGATTATACAAAAGTTAATTTTGCATCTTCAAGAGCTTCATTAATCCAAGACAATAAACGCTTTGACAAAGAACAAAAACACATAACTGACTATGTGCTAGACAATATTTTTACTGAATGGTTAGAAATAGAAGTTATGCAAGGCACGTTACCAATAAATCCAGCTAAGTACGCGAACGATAAATCAAAATTCTACGCTCCAAAATGGAGCTACCCGAAACGTGAATGGGTAAACCCTCAACAAGATATGAAAGCCATTGAAAAAGAGATCGAATTAAATCTTACAACTATGACAGATTTAGCACATGAAAGAGGTCGTGACTTTGAAGAGATTTTAAAAACAAAACAAAAAGAAAAAGAGTTATTGCTGAAATACGGATTAATAGAAGAACCAATACCACAGGAGGTTAAGAGTGCCTGATCTACAAAAGCGTAGCGCGTTAGTTGGTACAAGCCAAACAAGAGCTGCAACAGTTTCAACTAAAAAGACAGAAACAGGGGCTTTGTCATTTGTCATTGTCTCAGATAATAATGAGGGGTTGCGTCATGATTGGTGGAGTGGTGATACATACATTGAACGTCTTGATATTAACGGTGCAAATATGGACTCACTTAACACCTTTTTCAAAAACCATAACAGAGATGTAGACGACGCGATAGGTCGGATTGAAAACAAACGAATGGATGGGGCATCTTTGGTTACTGATGTGGTTTTTGATGAGTCAGGTGCAGATGTAAAGCGCAAATATGAAAATGGAACGCTTACAGATGTATCTATTGGTTACAGAATCAATAAGTATGAGGTTGAAGAACGAAATAGAGAACCCGACATAGTTACTGTTACAGATTTTGAGATTATTGAACTCTCAGCAGTAGGAATTGGTTTCGATAGTGGAGCAAAACATAAAGGTCGCGAAAGTGATTTAAATAATAAAGGAGATGTACAAATGTTAAAAGAGTTACAAGAACGATTAAAATCACTTGAATCTATGGCACAACGTGACAAAGACCAAGATTTGGAATTAATGAAAATTCGTGCTGATATTTCAAAAGCGCAAGCGGATGAAATTGAAACACTAAGAGTTGACAAATTTGAAGCTGAAAGAAAAGCTGATGTCCTTAATATTGTTGCTGTTTATGGCGCAAGTGATGCACTAAGAACAAAATATGCTCAAAATGGAACAAGCGCAGACCTGATGAAAGATATTCTTGACGAAAGAAAAGATGCTCAGCCATCAATGCCAGCACAGCCAAAAGATGACAGTACACGCGAATCAATGATGGGTGCTATTCGTGATGCAGTAGCTATAAAAGCTGGTGTTAAACTAGATAAACCTCATGCTGATGTAAACGAATTTCGCGGTGCATCATTAATCGATATTGCAAAAAGAGTTACAGGTATAAGTGGTTATAACCGTCAAGAAATTGCCTCACGTGCAATGGTATCTGCTGACTTTCCACTTCTTTTAGTAAATTCAGGTAATCGTGTGCTAGAACAAGCTTATGAAGAACAAAATGGTTCTTATCAAGCATGGGTTAAAGAGGTGGATGTACCTGATTTTAAAAATCAAACTGATATTACACTTGGCGATTCAGGTCGTCTTTCTAAACTTAAAGAAAATGGTGAGTTAAAAGAGAAGCAACTTGGTGAAGCATCGGAAGATTGGAAGATTGAAAGTTTTGGTGCAGAGTTTACATTAACACGCCAAATGATTATAAATGATGATTTATCTGCATTTACAAACATTCTTGGTGAGTTTGGAACAATGGCTAAACGTACTGCAAACGGTATTGTTTATGATTTACTTCAATCCAAAAATGATTATACATCTTACACAATGAAAGATGGTATTGCAATTTTTCACGCAGGCCATAGCAACTTAGCTAGTACTGGTGCATCACTTTCTGCAACAACTCTTGAAGCTGCAAGAACTTCAATGATGCGCCAAAAGTCAAAAGATGGCAAAAACGCACTAAATATTTTACCAATGTTCTTAATTGTGGCAACAGAGCAAGAAATCACAGCTCGCACACTTCTATCTTCAATGGCTAGTACAGAAGCAAACACAAACGCTGGTGTAATCAACCCATTCTATAACATGATGACAATTATTGTTGATGCGGAACTTGCCGCTGGTGCTTGGTATATCGCGGGCGATAGAAGAACAATCAAAGCTGGTTATTTAGCTGGAACAGGTCGCAGACCAATTGTTCAAATGGACTCTCAGAGTCTGACTAAGACTATATTCCAAGGTATATTTGATTTTGGTGTGGTTGCAGAAGATTACAAATCACTTTACAAAAATCCAGGTGCTTAATTAGCATCTTAATATAAGGAAAAAACAATGCCAAAAGAAGCAACAAAAATTCAACAGGGCGCGGTGGTAGATTATACAGCTACTGCAACTATTGCAAATGGTGATGTAGTTCCATTGGCAGACAGTATCGGTATTGCGCTAGATGATGCGGTGTCAGGTGACGTTATCAGTCTTGAACTTGAGGGTGTCTTTGAAATTACCGCAACAACATTAGATGCAATCGCATTTGGGGATGTTCTTTATTTTGATACAACAGCTCGAACAGTTACCACAACAGCAACAGCAAATACATTAGCTGGTCACGCCATGAGTACAAAAGCTGGCGCAACTTCTGGTTCTGTATACGTGAAGATTGGGTAACAGATGAAAGTCAAACTACTTGTAGATATTGACTTTCGAGGGGCAAGCTATAAAAAAGGGGATGTCTTAGATGTTCCTGATGGTTTAGCCAACAAAATGTTTCTAAATTCAGAAGCTGAAAATTTTTCAGGTGAAATTGAAGAGGTTAAAGGAATGAAAAAGAAAACAGTAAAGAAAGCTAAGTAATGAGCATTAGAACATCACTATTAGCAGACTTGCCAAACATCTATACAGAATTAGCAGATGCAATAGCAACGTATAAAACAGTTGATATTAATGTCTTTTATGCAGATGATTATGGAATTGACAACATGAGTAGCAAGGTAATAAAAGCAATGACATCTGATGTTAGTTTAATAGCGCTTGGTGATCAAATAACTATTGATGCAGTTATTTATAAAGTTTTAAACTTTAATTCAACAGATGATGAATTAGAAACAATTATTGCATTGAGCGAAGCATGACAGAAATAGAAGCCATAAATATAGTAAAAGTAGTAGTTGAGGCTTTTGCAGTATCAGATGTAAAAGTTATTGGCTCACGGCCAAACGATGGAAGTCGTCTAGATTACTTTGCAGTTATTGGAGTCATTGTAAAACATGAAAAAAAGGGCGAAGAAATTCGTAAAGCACTTTTAAAATTAAGTGCAGGTGAACCTGATTTTAGTTTTGAAGGTTCGAAGCTAGATTTTGATGATTTTAAAACAGAAATCTTTCAAGTAAGTACTTTAATAAAGGGGTATTAATGAAGACATATATTGCACTAAAAAAGTTGCATAAAGGTAAGCCTGTAAAGGTAGGTGAAGAGATTGAGTTAAGTGATGAAGATGCAAAATCACTTTTAAAAATAAATGCCGTAAAGCTAAAGGATAGCAAATGAGCGATAGATACATAGCAGGTGGAAAACTTTACTTTAGTCAGTTAAATGCTGATGGTGCTACTTATGTAGCAGAACGTGAGATTGGTGAAGTTCAAGATGTAAGTTTACAAACAAATACTGACTTTGCAGAAGCTATGAATAAAGATGGTGCGCTTCCTGTTAAGTCTGACAAAGTTGCAACAAGCTTTAGTTCAACTCTAAGTTTTAGCACTATTAGATTGAATAAAGAAAATCTAGCAATGGCTTTAAATGCAACACTAGTAACTGAAATTTTTCTTTTAGGTGCAACATTACCAAATGGATCTATTGCAGCAGCAGATACTACACTAGATGTAATTAAAGGTGGTGAACAAGCTCTTTTAAAAGGTAAGTTTAAATTTGTAGCTGAAGTTGCAGCAGGTGCTAACCAACCAGTTCTTGAAATTCCAATTGCTGTTGTAAGTTCAAATGATTCAGTAGCTTTTATGAGTGAAGATTTTGCAAGTTTAAAATTTGATGGTGAAGTTTTAAAACATGATACAGATGGATACTTTAAAGAGTATCTGATTCCAGTGGTGTAGATTATGATAGAGCTTAAATATAACGTAACTGTAGATATTGGAGATAAGAGCTTTAAAGTAACTATCTGTGAACCTACTAAAAAACAAAAAGATGAACTAAAAGAGTGCGCTAAGAGTTATTCTAAAGAGTTCAATAAAGTAAGAAAAAAAGCCAACAAGTTAAACCAAAAACTTGGAAAACTAACTGATTTATATACGCTTAACAAAATGCTCATAGAAGATGGTGATAAAACAATTATCAGAAAGCAAATAGAACTTGGTGATGAGATAAGCGCCTTACAAGATGAGATTGAAGAATGGAATGAAAATCTTGAAGATACAACAACAGGAGAAAAAGAGACGTATGAATTACGTTTTGATTTACTTGTAAGTGGTGATGATTCTAATGCTTTAAAAGAGTTCATTGAAATTCAAGATATTAACTATGCACTTATCTTTAATGAAATAGCAGAGTTAACGAGCAAGGATGGCTCAAAAAAGTAAAAAACGTTATTGCGTATTTAAAAACTGAAGGTAAACAAAACGGTATTTTCGCCTATGAATTAGCATGTGATTGGGAAAAAGCATTGTATCGTTTAGTCAAACTAAGTGTTACGAATAACGGATTTGGAATTGAAGTTAAATATGATGTTTTACAAGACTATTGCACACAAAATGAAATATCAACAAGTGCTTTAGAAATGTATGAGTTTGTTCAATATGTTGCGAGTGAATTAAAGGATTAGAAGTGGACGTAAATAATTTAGATAATTATGCGGTCGCTTTTATATACCCAATAAAGCCTTGCAGGTATCAAAAGAAGCCAATAGGGATTAACGTTGACAACAGCTAATATGACCGAAACAAAAGTTATGAGCAATGTTAATAGTAATTCCATGGTTAGATTATACCATATGGTGTGCCACAATGTCTGACTTACGTATTAAAATCAAAGTTGATGGTGATACAGGCGAACTTCTTGTCACTAAGAAAAATGTTGATGGCTTAGGCAAATCTTTTAAAAAAACAGAGTCTTATACAGATAAGTTTAATAAACGTGTAGCTTCTATGGCACATACTGCGGTTGCAGTCTATGGTGTCAATAAAGCTGTAGATTTACTTACAGGTTCTGTAAAAGCTTTAGTAGACACATCGTCACAATTTGAGGGTTTTGATGCTGTATTAACAACTATAGAGGGATCATCTCAAAAAGCTGCAAAATCTATGTCCTGGATTACAACTTTTGCAAAAGAGACTCCTTTTGAGATAAATAAAATCACTGAATCATTTACACAATTAAAGTCTTATGGTCTTGACCCTATTGGTGGTTCTTTAGAATCATTGGGCGATACAGCAGCTGGTATGAAAAAACCATTAATGCAGGCAGTTGAGGCAATGGCAGATGCTGTTGTTGGTGAAAATGAACGTTTAAAAGAGTTTGGACTGCGTGCCTCGCAACAAGGAGATAAAGTTGCATACTCATGGACTACCGCAAGTGGAAAAGCTAAACACATAATAGTAGACAATAATTCAGAAGTTATTCAAAGCACATTAACCGCTATTTTTAACAGTAAATACGCAGGTGCAATGCAAGGACAAAGTAAAACATTCGCTGGCATGGTTTCAAATATGAGCGATAACTGGACAATTTTTAAAAAAGAGCTCATGGATGATGGTGCGTTTGACTATGTTAAAGCTCTAGTTAAAACAGTGAGTGATCAATTTAATGCTTTTTATAAGAACACCTTAGAAAATACAGATGTTTTTACACAAGGTCTTATTGGTGCGGTTAATGGAACTATCATAGGAGTAGGAAAACTTGCAAATGCATTTGAGGGCATTGCAATAGCTGGAAGTGTTGCATGGGATACTTTAGTAGCTGGATGGCATGTCTTTACTGGTGTAATAGCAAGTGGTGTAGCTGGAATAACAGATGCATTAAATTCTTTGCCTTTTATAGACATTGATAATAGCTGGAGTAAAGAAATTGCTAAACGCGCAGGTGTTGGCATTGATGCAAGAATTAAATCAATTAATGGTGCATTCGACGATTTAACGGACTATGAAGCGTTAGCTAGAAACTTAGTAGAAGAGACAAACAAAACATTCCTAGAACTTGGCGAAACAATAGCCTCACCAACAAAAAAAGATAGCGTTAAAAATGCTATGGATGGAACTTTTGGAGGATTTGGAAAAACTGCAAAAACTTCAGCTAAAGAGGTTGAGGGGGTTATGGAAAACCTAACTTCATCCATGAGTGAAACTTTTGAAAATAACTTTTTTGATACAATTACAGGTAAATTCACAGACTTTAAATCATTTCTAAAAACTACATTTAGTGATTTAGGAAGCGATATATTTAATCCTTTTGCAAAACAATTAAGCAGCTCGTTCTTAGGAAAGAGTTCAACCTTTGCGACAGTTAGTACAGGACTTCTTAAAGATAAAGGTTTTAACAAAGATGAAAAAAGTGCTAATTGGGTTGGTGGTACTGATAACCAAATAGTGGTTGATAGCGCAGGTCAAGTTCTTCAAGGTGCTAGTTTAATTTCAGGAAATAGTGATTTATCTTCTACATTAAATTACGCAAGTGGATTAAAAAGTGCGTATGGTTTAGCAACAAGTGGAATAAGTGGCTCAATAATAAGCGGTTCTCAAACAATAGCTGGCGGACTTAACTCTCTTGGTTTCACAAGTGTTGCAAATTCAGTTGGTGGCTTTGGTTATGGTCTTGCAAATCCATTTACACAAGGGTTAGCAACAACTGGCGAAAGTGCTATTATTTACGGGCAAACGTTAGGTGGTATAGCACTTGGTGCTATGGGTGGCTATGTTGTAGGTTCACTAGGTGATAAACTTTTAGGAGTAGACACTAAAGCTGGAAGCTATGGGGCAATTGGTGGAGCTATAGGCTCACTAGGTGGTCCAATAGGAATTGCAATCGGTTCACTGCTTGGCTCTGTAATTGGCGGAATGTTTGGCAAAACCAAACAAGTAGGCTCAGGGCTTAACTTGCAATCAACAGCCAGTTATGGTGATGTTTCAGATATTCAAGGCTATTCAAGCTTTGAGAAAAATAGCTGGTTTAACGATAAGAGCTGGACTGATGTTAATGAACTAAGCTCACAAGAGAAGTCTCAAATAAATGCGCTGTTTGGAACATATGAGTATCTGCTTGACACATTGACTGATAATAAAGATATTGTTGTACAAGCTGGTATGTATAGTGGTACAACTTTACTCGATACCGCATTGCCTAAAGCTTTTATACAGTCATTTACTGGACTAAGTAATATCCCGACAACCATTGGAGATAGCGAACTAGATAAGATTTATGATGTTTGGAGTGAATATGCTAAAAGTGTTGACAAAACTGTAACACAAGCATTAACTGAATCTGTAAATGAATTTATAACAACACAAGATGGCTGGAAAAGAACAAACGCACAAATTAGTGGTGAGGACATTTTAGATTATGACATAAACGTATCTAAAAAACAGCTAACTAATCAAGTCTCAATTTATGGCTCACTTTTACCACAAGTAGATGGCTTACAAACTGCACTAGATAATTTAGACTTTAAAGCATTTACATCAATTTCAGACGAACTAATAAAAAATAGTTACTTCACTCCTGAGAATTTAAAGACAATAATCTCTATTGGTGATGGACTTGAAAAATTAGCAACTTTAGAGAACCAACGTGCAAAGCAGTTAAAACAAGAAGAAGAGCAAAAAAGTGGTGACTTAAAAGCATATACAATAGCAGTTAATTCAACATTTGATCAGATACTAAATCCTCAAATGTTATATATTGATGGCAATGAATGGGTAGATATTGGTAAAGCTTCTGCGTGGGCTTTAAAGGTGGGAGCAGATGGAATTAAAAATACTGCAAATACTATAAAAGATACACTTATTAATAATCCAGAACTTGATAAATCTGGCGACATTTTAAAAAGTACAACTACATTCTTAAATGTTGCAATCACTTCACTTAATAACTTTAAAAATGCGTTAGGTTCACTTAGTTCATCTGTACAAGATAGTATTGGTTCTCTTACATCTAAAACATTTAAATATTCAGACGTTAAAAATATCTCAAGCAATTTGGCACATTCTAGTAATGAGACATTTTTAGCAGATGCTACAGGTATGCAAAATGACATAATGAAGTGGTATCAAGGAACTACTGAACTAAAAGGCATCTATGATGGACTAAGTGTTAATAATAAAAGCTATACCAAGAAAGACCTAGATAATCAACTAGCAGTTATTAAAAGTGGCAAAGATATTAAAAAAGAGATTAATACATTTAACTCTATGCTCTCTAGTTACAAAAGCACACTAGATGAGCAGACAAGTATTGTTGCAAACATTGAGAGCGTTACAAATAGCTTACATGACTCAGTTATAAGTATGAGCTTAGATGATTCCATTAGTTATTTAAGTTACCAAGACCGTGCAAGTGTTGCACTATCTGAGTATAAAACAGCATTTACTAGTTTACAAAGTGCTATGAACTCAGGTAATAGCGATGATACATCTCTATATTTAAGCCGTGTTGTTGAAAATTCAAAAGCATATTTAACAAATCTAAAAGAGTACTCAGATGCATCTAATTATAAATTTGAATTTGCAAGAATATCAGCGCAATTAAAAGGTGTTGGTGGACTTTCAAAAGCGCAAAAGACACAAGAGGAGCTAACAGTTGAGACCAATCGCTACATGTCAGACATTCAAGCAGCGATACTCTCATATGATCCAACCATTGCAAAAAGTACTGAAGAGTTAGCAAGTATTGCTAAAGATGAACTTTTAGGGCTACAAAACCTAATAAATCAAAAAAGCTTTGACCCTACAATTAACGTATCTCCAGTAATTTATGTAAATGGTGTACGAACTGAAGCAACTGTTCAAAGTAATAATGTTGCTATAGCTCCAAGTACTCCAAGTACATATTCAGGAGCATCTTACTCAGACTTAATAGCTGGAAAAACAAGTGATGATCTAACTGACACTTTCGCATCACAACTTCGTGTTGCTGCACTTGCTGAAAATAATCCAGCTGGTTACGCAATTGTTGATGACTGGCTCTCAAATGAGGGTTTTAAAGGTGGCGGTTATACAGGCTTTGGAAACAGTAATGCCTTAGCTGGTTCAGTGCATAAAGATGAGTATGTACTAACTAGTAAACAGGTACATAACCCGATTAACCGCGACATACTGGCAAGACTCGAAGCACAAAGAAAAGGACAAAATGGAAATTCTTTAAATATCCCTACATTCAAAAATAATGAAGACTTAAAAGAACAAAATATTATCTTAAAAGAACAAAATGCAATGTTACTTGAGCAATTAAAAACACAAAAAGAGATATTAGATATTTTTGAAGATTGGGATATAGATGGACTTAAAATAAAGGCAGCAGTGTAATGGCAAAAGCAATTATTCCAGCAAATTTTACTATATCAAATATGATTTGTGCTGCTGATTCCTCTAGTGAGTTTAGTCCAAATAGTGTATATTCATTAGGACAGAGCGTACAAGTAGCTTCAGAAAATTCAGTATATAAATCTCTGATTAACAATAATACAGCTGGAAGTACGCCATCAGTTAATATTGCGAACTCTTTGCTTGGAATTGAAACAAAAAGATGGGTTAAAGACGGAGCAACAAACCCAAGCAGATTAACAGATGATTTTTTGCACTCTCAAACAGTTGGTGATAAAAACATAAATAATGGAAGCATTAGCTTTGATGTTAGTGTAGATTCAATAGATGCTTTTGCGCTTTTAAATATTGAAGCTGACACTATAGAGATGAAATATATAGCTAACGATGGTGTAACAATTTTAAAACAGCAGACAAAAGATTTGATAATAAACTCTGACCTTGATATGGTTGACTATATTTTTAATGAAACTGACAAATTAAAAAACAATTATCTTGTTTATCTTCCTAGAACATATTTGGCAACTGTTCAAATTTCGCTTCGTAAACAGATAGGTGTCGCTAAAGTAGGAATTGTTCTTTGTGGAAAAACTTTAAATATTGGTCATTCTAAATGGCAAATTGAAACCCCGAAAAAAAATTATGGAAAAAGAATAGATGATGAATTTGGAATAAGTACATTCATTACTGGTAAAAAAGCAAAAACGATGAAAGTTGATTGTCTTATACCATCTGCTGAATTTAGCATTATAAATAGGCAACTAGATGACTTACTAGATAGTCCTACTCTTTTTTTAGGCGATGCTCTCGAAGATGGTCAAGAAGCTACATGGGTATATGGAAATTTAAAATCTGCATTACCTATTTTAGACAATGATACAACGTCAAGAGTATTATTGAAGATAAACGGTTTAATTTAACAGATAAGGAAAAATATGGCAATAGATAAAGTAGATGAAATAACAGTTGTTCCAAGCAAACCAGATGCTGATTTTAGATCTAAGATAAACACATGGTTTTCTCAGTTTGCTATTTTTTTACAACAGTTTAATATTAGTATAACTCAGTTAAATGATTTAGAAAACATTATAATCGGCATAAAAGACAATTTAACACAATTGGTAGATAATTTTCAAACAACAATTAAAGATGAGATCAGCACTTTAAAAAATGATGCACTTAACTTAATAGATCAAGCCAAAATATCCGCACTAGAAGCAATAGCAAATGCAAGCTCAAATATATCTGGGATTGCTCAAAATGCCTTAGACAACCTTCAATTACAAGAGACAAATTCATTTGATGTAATTAGCGTGGCAAAAAATGACGCACTTTCAAATATATCTTTAAAAGAGACTCAAGTAAAAGATGACATTGAACATTTAGTCTCCACAATACCATCTAAGACAGAAGCTAATACACTTAGTTTAGACCTTACGAATAAATTAACTGCTATTGAAAATGAAAAAACAGCAATTCAAACTTTAATTTCTAATGCCACAAATTTATCAACTCAGGAGGTTCAAGATGTGTTTAATGCTCTAAATAATACTAATGCCGTAGCTTCAATAGCTTTAAATGTTTTGAAGCTACAAAAACTATTAATTGATAAAGGA